TATGACATGGGATGAGTTGTATTATTCCTTGTTGAATCTCTACCATCAACGACTGATGGAATGGTATGCCGTAAAAGAACTCTTGACCAGCGAAAATATTGATCTCAATTTTGATGTGCCGACAGATTTAGAACTTGAAGAACTGGCTGCTGCCTGTACGTTTTACGAAAACGATGACGAAGACGATGTGATTCCTTTTTGAACGGATAAACAAACATGCTGTCTACTGAGTACCGCAAGCGGCTTGAGTTTATCTGCTCACGTATTGCTGAAAAACAAGAAGTCCTTTTAGAGGACATGATCTGGGCTGAAAAGCTAGCTAAGGCGAATCGTTCAGCTGCTGAAATCTTACGACGTGCCAGGCGTTTGGCTCGAAATCCAGAAATGAAAGCAGACAGTCTGGATGGCTTTATGAATGCTATGGATCTAGGTGATCCTGATCCAACAAATCACCGGACCACATTTAAGGATCCGGATGACATTGTTGAATGGTTCAGCCAAGAGAAAACAGATGACTGGCGTCAAAGAGACTAAAGGTATTAGTTATCAAGCTGAATTAAGCGCTCAAGATACCACTGCGCTTTCTGTAAGCTCTCGACACCACCTTTCTGTCGTTCACGCCAGACATACTTTTGGATGTTCCCTTTCAGGAAACCTCGGTATTCTTCTGTAGTTAAAGAAGCTTCGATTGCTTCAATGCACTCGATCCCACCTTCCATGTAATGAGAAGGGTGGTTTACATTATCAACTGAAATCTCAACGGATTCAGTTGTACCAGGGACAAGTTCTTCTTTAGCTACAGCCCAAGGGACAGGGCAAATCCCCCCTGGGCAATCACTGATTTCTTCTTCTACCGGAGCAAACCACGTCGTTTCGCTGACATCATCTGCTCCTTTTCGTCCGGAGCTTTCAGTGCCAATACCAACGTCTTGGGTTTTGGTGCTGCTCCCATTGCTACTCCCTCCTCCATCGAGGGAATGTACCCCGTCATCCCGGGTCGCATGTCGTCCAGTGTTAATGGATTCCTTTCCAGACCTTGTTCGCATGCAACTAAACCTCTGTTATACATGTCATATAAGGGTACATCATTTTCTTCATTAGCTAACGGTTGACCGAAATCTTCGATACTTAAACACCGAGATTTGACTTCATCTTTAACAAAGTCACTTAAAAAACTAGGTGAATTCCCGTGATACATGGGATATATGTTGAATTATTCCTCTTACAATAGTATCATGGCAAGAATTTTCGACTCGACATACGATCCCCGACAGGACTCCGGAAGTTCTGCATCGGAGATTTCTGATTTAAATCCAGAACGTGCTTACGATACTGATTTACGTCGTATCGAAGAAGATAAAAGAAATGACGTAGAAAATATTAATAACAAGCAAAGACGCGTCAGAAGGTTTATCAAATCAGCCAAAGCAGCTGGAAAATACAGACAACAAGCTTCTATTGCAGAACCCACAATTAGAGGTGAGACGCCTCGTAACCCAGCAAGTATTGCTGGTACAGAAATCCCTAGTAAAGGAGATACGTACCCCCAAGTCGGCAGTACAAACTATGCACGCAAACCAGGGAGTACGTTTGGGAGTTTTTACTGATTAGTACCAGCTCTTATTAAAATCTTCTAGATCCAGGGCATTTTGCATTTCACCAAGAAGCTGTTGGATTCTGTTCAATACCCATTGAGCATTTTCAGATCTAAAACAGCCAAGTGCAGAAGATAACTCTTGGTTTTCTAAGAAGACAACTTGCGACTCCAGAATTTCAAGAATATCAATACACTGATCTAAATCCCGCTTTTCCATAATCAAGCTTTGGAATAGACAACTTCCTGAGCCTGATTCTGATACTTACCTTTACGATCTTGGTAAGAGACTTCGCAAGGAGTACCACGAAGGAATAGCAGCTGAATAATACCTTCGTTAGCGTAAATACGGTTGTACTGCCCTGTTGCGTTGCTAATTTCTAAGGTCAAGTAACCTTCCCATCCAGCTTCTGCTGGTGTGATGTTGGCAATAATTCCAGAACGAGCATATGTGCTTTTACCCATTGCAATAACAGTCACGTCCTGAGGAAGTTTGAGACGTTCTTCTGCAACACCTAAGCAATAACCATAGGGAGGCAACAGGAAATAAGAGCCTTTTTCATCCTCCAAAAGCTGAGATCGTGAAAGAATCTGACCATTAAAGTCCTTAGGATCAGATACCCCTTCTTGGATCCGACCGAAAATAAAACATTCTTTAGGAGACAAACGAATGTCATAGCCATAAGAACTCAAGCCATAACTCAGGACACGACGACCGTTCTCTTCGTTGATCAAACGATCATTAAAGGGTTCAATCATCCCTTGCTCTAGAGCGAATTTTTTAATTTCGGTGTCGCAAAGAATGCCCATAGATCTCTTCTATCGTTCTTAACTATACACAATTAATAAACAACGCGACCGAACTGTTGATACACATCGACAAAATTCATTGTTGCTTCAGATGCATCATTTTTGGGCTGCAAATATACAGCAAAAGATGTACAAGTCTGGTGTTTGCCAATTCCTAAACTTGTATTTTTGATTAAGCGTGGAACCGTACGAAGAAAACAGATTGGGAAATCAAACATTTTCTGTTCGTAACGAATCATGTCAGGACAGTTGCTAAAGTAGATCGCCTGCTCTACCTCATTGGCTAGCCATTTTTCATATAGCTTTCTGAACCAAACGGCATGAGAAGAAACCAGAGAAGGAGAAGAAGCCCTGGTCATCTTCCATTTGTCTAGTTTCTTGTCAAAGAAATAGCAACCACTGGGTGGAAACAGATAAACCTTACCGAACCACAGCTGGGCATTCAAGCCGTCCATTTGTGGAGTAAAAAAAGAATCTGCTTGAACATGTTCTTGTGCAACTTTTGAACTGGCAGGATCCAGATCAATATTGCCCATCACCATATTGGCAGCTTGTATTAGTTCTGGCGGTGTAATTAGTTCAAGATCTTCCTTTCTACCTGTTACTCTCCTGATTGTCATTTAGATTCAATTCCTTTGTTGTAATCAATTTCAAAGTAACGAATGCCTTCTGCATCGTTGATTACATATCCAGCTTTTTCTTCCGGATTGATTTTCTGAGCAGCTTCGAGGATGCGACGGAAACTCTCTGCAAGATCACCGTTATTCTGCTTTTCGCAATCTTCTTGCGCCGAGTGAATCTCTTTTAAAGTCCAGAAAAACATAGAGCGTTCACCATTCTGAGGTTGAAAGACCATTACCCCTGGCCCTTCAGCAACCCACATCTTTATATAATGCTGACCCATATCTCCGAGAATAAGCCTGATAGTTGTATCAAGCATTTTTGTTTTTGTCTCGTCTAGATCAGACCCGATTGCAGACGCCAGTAACTTCTCTCTTCTGTTCATTTTTCAAAAATCCTTGTTTTGCTAAAGAGTCTAAAAGTTTTGGCAAAGGTTTGTAAATAACTACTAATTTGCCAAGGTTTCCACGTTTTTTAATTAACTTACCATTTTCATCTTTAAGTTTGTCAAACTCTCCAGATCGAATCAGATATTCAGCAACACATCTCAGTCGTCTCTTCAAAGGCAGTTCAGCCTGTGGAAATTTACCGCAGATTGTATCTGGGCTCATATCCACAAAAGCCAATCGCAACCGATTAGCCAATGTCATATTTGAATTCGCATCTTCTTCTTCGTACGTCTTTACATTTTCTAAATAACGACGCAAGCAACCATCGTCAAATGAGCCAAAGGGAGGGAGAAACTCCTCCACTTGGTCAAGTAGAGACTTAGGCAGAATACTCCTACTGTTTTCAACAGTTACAGTATCTAGTTCAATTCCGTAAAATCTATTGCGTATCACTCAAGTTTCTCCTGTGTTGACTTGTATTTATTTCCGTAGAAATCAGCCAAGACAATTTCTTTATTTTTAGCAAAAGAAGCAATCAGAAAGTTCCAGGGGATTCTGATCACAGCCCGCTTGGAAGGATCAGGCGTAATGTTTACGTAATGAATGCCTTCAGTCCATCCTTTCTCTGGTTTCTTTTTACCAATAGAAATCCAGTTTCTGATTGTTTGGTCAGAAACGTTGAGACGTTTAGCGCACTCTTCTGTAGAAATATACTCATCTGCAAAGGCTTGAGGGTTTAATTGATCAGTTTCTTCGTTCTTATATTTGCTATGCCACATGGACGAAAGGATGTTACGAATACCCTTTAATTCATGGGAAATATCGTACAAACCTTTTCTAATTCCAAATGACGACATCATTTCAAACCATTTCTTCAGATGCTAGTGTAATCAAAAGAGTTTTGCACTTTCATGGAAAATCAGGTTCCTGCCAGTAATCAGGTTCAACCTCCTGAAGAAATGCCTCAGCCGCCTGTCCCCCAAACTCAAGGCCCGACTGGATTGGATCCGCAAATGGTTGAACTGATGAAAGCACGGGCTCGAGAGGAGGCAATTCGGATGACTGCAGCAGCTCAAAGGCAGGAGCAACCTCGGAGGTCAATGGAGTACCCCAATGCTCAACCAATGGTTCCAACCATGCCCCGAAATCTGAC